CGAACTTTACGAAACGCCACAGTTTATGTACCTTTTGATTGCTGCCACTATTTTTTCCAAGTATCCTAAAGAAACACGTTTAGACTACGTGAGGAAGTACTACGATGCAATCTCAAAGCACAAAATCAACATTCCTACACCAATCATGGCAGGTGTTAGAACCCCACTTCGTCAATATGCAAGTTGCGTTCTTGTTGACGTTGATGACACCCTTGATAGTATCTTCAGCTCTGATATGGCAATTGGTCGCTATGTTGCACAAAGAGCGGGAATTGGTATCAACGCAGGTCGCATCAGGGGCATCAACGCTAAAATCCGTGGCGGAGAAGTTCAGCATACAGGTGTTGTCCCATTCCTCAAAAAGTTTGAGGCAACTGTCAGATGTTGTACACAAAACGGGATTCGCGGTGGAAGTGCTACTGTCCACTTTCCAATCTGGCACCAAGAAATAGAAGATATTCTGGTATTAAAAAATAACAAGGGAACCGAAGATAATCGCGTTCGTAAGTTAGACTATTCTATCCAAATTTCCAAACTCTTTTATGAACGCTTCATCCGCAACGAAGAGATTTCTCTCTTCTCTCCCCACGCCGTTCCTGGTCTGTATGATGCTTTTGGCACTGATGGATTTGACGAGTTATATGTTCGTTATGAACGAGATGAGTCTATTCCAAGAAAAACTATCGCTGCTCAAGAACTCTTTCTGGACCTCTTGAAGGAGCGTGCCGAAACTGGTCGCTTGTATATTATGAATATTGACCATTGTAACTCCCACTCATCCTTTATGGATAAGGTTGAGATGAGCAACCTGTGTCAGGAGATTACTCTACCCACTAAACCAATCCAACACATTGATGATCCTGATGGTGAAATTGCTCTTTGCATCCTTTCTGCTATTAATGTTGGCAAAATCAGGGATCTTGAAGATCTTGAAGTTCTTTGTGATCTTGCTGTTAGGGGTCTTGATGAACTCATTGATTTTCAGGGATATCCCGTCAGAGCAGCAGAAATCGCCACCAGAGCGCGTCGTTCACTTGGGGTAGGTTACATTGGTTTGGCACACTATCTCGCCAAGCACGGGGAGCATTATGATGACCCAGGCGCTTGGAAATTGGTTCACGATCTGACTGAAGCATTCCAATATTATCTAATTCAGGCAACTGTCAATCTTGCTAAAGAAAAAGGTGCTTGTGAGTATAGTAGCCGAACCAAATATGGCAATGGAATTCTCCCCATTGATACATACAAGAAGGACGTTGATGAAATAGTTTCTAATGAGCTCAGGTATGATTGGGAGCATCTTAGAGAGCAAGTACTCAAATACGGAGTACGGAACTCAACATTGTCCGCACAGATGCCATCGGAGAGCAGTTCCGTTGTGTCAAACGCAACAAATGGAATTGAACCACCTAGAGGATACTTGTCCATTAAGAAGTCCAAGAAAGGTCCGCTTAAGCAGATCGTTCCCCAATATCAAAGTCTTAAGAACAATTATACGCTGCTCTGGGATATGCCTAGCAATCGTGGGTACATTCATATTGTTGCTGTTATGCAAAAGTTCTTTGATCAGGCAATTTCTGGAAACTGGTCCTATAATCCAGAAAATTACCCAGACAATGAGGTTCCTACTTCAGTAATGGCACAGGACCTTTTGACTACATATAAGTACGGTTGGAAAACCAGTTACTATCAGAATACTTATGATCATAAGACTGATGAGGTTGAAGAAACCAAACAGTCTCTTGATACTTTAATTTCCGATATTCTAGATTCAGGAGAGGAAGATTGTGAGTCTTGTAAGATTTAAAACAAGTTTGGAGGAAAAACCAATGGTCGAATCAATGACCGTTTTTAACTCCCAAGAAGTAGACACCAAAAAGCAACCAATGTTTTTTGGACAACCACTAGGAATACAAAGGTATGATTCTTACAAGTATCCAATTTTTGATAAACTAACAACACAACAATTGGGTTATTTCTGGAGACCCGAAGAGGTTTCTCTTCAAAAAGATCGTAGCGATTATCATATGCTACGCCCAGAGCAAAAACACATCTTCACCAGCAATCTGAAATATCAGGTTATGCTGGATTCCGTTCAGGGTCGTGGACCTGGTATGGCATTTGCCCCATACTGCTCATTACCCGAACTGGAAGCGTGTATGAAGGTATGGGAGTTTATGGAGATGATCCACTCTCGTTCATACACTTATATCATCAAGAACGTTTACTCGGATCCATCTGAAGTCTTTGATACGATTCTGAAAGAGGATCGTATTATGGAACGTGCCGTGAGTGTCACTCAGGCATATAACGACTTTATCAACAGTGCCCACCATTATGATAATTCAAATGAGTGGGTTCACGCTTTGGAACAAGTACCATACGCACAAGAGGCAAGGTATGAACTCAAGAGAAAACTTTTCAGAGCAGTTGCAAACGTTAATATTCTTGAAGGTATTCGCTTTTACGTCAGCTTCGCTTGTAGTTTTGCGTTTGGCGAACTCAAGCTTATGGAGGGAAGTGCGAAAATCATCTCACTGATTGCTCGTGATGAAAACCAACATTTAGTTATCACTCAAAATATTCTAAACAAATGGAAAGAGGGTGATGACCCTGAAATGATACGAATTGCTAAAGAAGAAGAACAATGGTTCTACAAAACATTTGAGAACGCCGTGAACCAAGAAAAACTTTGGGCAGAGTATCTGTTTAAAGATGGTTCAATGATTGGTTTGAATGACAAACTATTACAGCAATATGTTGAATGGATTGCCAACCGTAGAATGAAGGCAATTGGACTCAAACCACTTTATGACATTCCTGCGAAAAATAATCCGCTTCCTTGGACTGAGCATTGGATTTCCTCTAAAGGTCTTCAAGTGGCACCACAAGAAACCGAAGTTGAATCTTATATCGTTGGAGGAATCAAACAGGATGTTACCAAAGATACTTTCTCAGGATTCCAACTATGATGAATGGTGCGAACAGGAAATCCTGAACGCATATCAAGAAGCGGCAGAGTGTGATGAATATCTGTTCGGTGATTATAATTATTCAAAAGAATGGATGAATGGGGGTCAATAGACCCTCTTTTTTATAAATATCTGTAGGAATTCCTTAAGTATTAAAAATGTTTGCGTCAGATCTAAAGGCACTACAAGAATCATATCAAGGCATTTATGAAGAAGGGGATGGAATCTCCTGCGAAATGATTGAAGAAATCGTAGAAGAACTTATTGAAGAGTGTGTGGAGTTTGGGTATTCACTTGATGAAGCATCTGTTGCTGTGGAGAACGCAGCAATTCTTTATCTTGATGAAGCAAAGGTCACTTATGGTAGTGACACTGAAAGTCCAGAACAAAGAAAAGAACGTGCCAAAGAAAGACTTGGTGGAATGAAGTCTTCAGCACGTAAAGCAGCAGTAAAGACTGCTGTAGGGCGTGTACAAGCAAAGGCAAAGGGTGTCAAGGCAGCTGCTGGTATTGTCGCTTCAATCGCTAAAGACGAGGCAAGAAGAGTGGGTCGTGCTGCTACTCATGCGGTCTCTAGCACTGTTCAGAAGAAGAAGGCGGAAGTCAAAGGTGGAATTAAGAGAATGATTGGTGGTGGTCTTCGTGCTGCTGCTACAGGCATCGGTAAGGTTGCTCAAAAGGCAGCAGGTGCCGCTTCTAGACTTGGTGAAGAATATGTTGATGAGGCATCATACTCAGCAAAGGCAGCAAGAGCAGGTAAAGATATTGGTAAACCAGGTAAACAATTTGCTAAGATTGCCAAGTCTGCTGCTGAGCGTTATGGTTCTAAAGAGCGTGGTGAAAAAGTTGCTGGTGCTGTTCTAGCAAAACTTCGCAAAGAGGAAATTGATGTATTTGATTTAGTTCTTGAGTATCTTCTTGAGACTGGTCACGCAGAAACAATCTCCGAAGCACAATACATTATGTCTCAAATGGATTCTGAATCTATTGAAGCAATTATTGAGACCCGTATGGATCCAAGAGGTCGTCCTGCTTCTGGTCCTATGAACGTCTATGCTAAATCTAAACCAAATACTGATCCTGCTTTCAAGGCAGCAGTAGAAAAAGTTAGATCTGATAATGCTAAAAAAACTCCAGAACAAAGAAAGGCAGAACTTGATGCTTATATTGAGCGTCAAAGGAATAAATGAGTAAATTCTAACATAACTTTAAGCACCTCTTGACAGGGGTGCTTTTTTATTGCTAGACTAGGTTTGTCTCCGTTGAAGATAAATAATAGCTCATAAAGATCTTTAATATGAGCTATGAAAACCCCTGGAGATTCAATGGGGAAATTTTTGAGTCTTCTGATATTCAAGATAATTTTGGTTTTGTATATCATATTCATTGCGATAAAACTGGTCGTAGTTATATTGGTAGAAAGTATTTCTGGTCTTTCCGCACACCGAAAGGAAAATCTAGAAAAGTTAAACAAGAGTCTGATTGGAAATCATATTACGGATCCTGTCCTGAACTTAAAGAAGACGTTAAACTCTGGGGAAAAGAGTCCTTCAGTAGAGTAATTTTGAGTCTTCATAAGACAAAAGGACAGTGTAACTATGAAGAAACAAAACAACTTTTTCTAAATAATGTGTTGACGGAATCTCTTGACGATGGGAGTCCAGCGTATTACAATAGTAATATCCTTGGACGCTACATGCGAAAAGATTATGGAAACTTTGGAAGAGACTTTGCAGACAACTCATGATTGGGCACTTGATCGTATTCATACTCTCTGTGACAAAAAATGTGTTGAAAATGCCCATGCGATTCAATCTGAATTTAGTGAATGGTTGAATCCGAATATTTTAGATCATGACATTTTCTCATTAGAGTTCATAGGAGAGGAAAATGACCCTAGATCTTCATAACTTTTTTAAGTTTTACGACGATAACAATTCAAATCACGTAGCAGCAGTTCAATGGTTAGAGGATAACCTTCCTGCTGAATTCTTGGATGATGCAGAAACTGAATGGATTGGGATGTTTAGAACAAAACCCCCAACTCCAGAAGTTCTTGCTGTTCCATATTTTAACCAAGTAGATAACTACAGAGATGCACATAGAACTTGCAACAGTTCATCGTGTGCCATGTGCCTTGCTTTCCTCAAGCCAGGAAGCATCAAGGGCGACGATGAATACGTTAAGAAAGTATTTGCGATTGGTGACACGACTGACCATGCGGTACAGACAAAGGTTCTCGCAGGTTATGGAGTTAAGTCACACTTTAGTTACAATCTTTCTTTTGCTGATATTGATAAAAGTCTT